GGAGAGTGGAAGGATGTTGACGTACCATCAGGTAGCATCCGCGAAAATATTATGCCCCTTCCTTATAAGGAGCCAAGCCAGACTTTACTTGCACTACTAAATCAGATTACTACAGAAGGTCGCCGTCTAGGGGCTATCGCTGATATGAACATCTCTGATATGTCTGCAAACGCGCCAGTAGGTACCACACTAGCTTTGCTAGAACGTACGCTTAAACCAATGGCAGCAGTACAAGCCCGCGTACACTACGCTATGAAGCTAGAGTTTAAGATGCTCAAAGCAATCATAGCAGAAGAAGCGCCGATGGAGTACGAGTACCTGCCCACTAGAGGCGAAGTATCCGCACGACAGGCAGACTACGCTATGGTCGATGTAATCCCTGTAAGCGACCCTAATAGCTCTACAATGGCCCAGCGAGTAGTACAGTACCAAACAGTGCTACAGATGTCGCAACAGGCACCACAGATATACAACCTCCCTCAACTACATCGCCAGATGATTGAGGTGCTTGGCGTCAAGAACGCTGACAAGCTAGTACCTACGGAAGATGATGTGAATCCTACAGACCCCGTAAGCGAGAACATGAACGCGCTAACTGGTACGCCCATAAAAGCGTTCCTATACCAAGACCATGAAGCTCATATTATAGCTCACCAGTCGTTTATGAAAGACCCTATGATTGCTCAGTCTATTGGGCAAAACCCGCAGGCACAGCAGATTATGGCTGCTCTCAACGCACATATCGCAGAGCACCTAGGGTTTAGATATCGTTCTCAGTTAGAAGAGAAGCTAGGCGTTACCTTACCTGCGCCTAACGAAGCACTGCCAGAAGAGATCGAAATACAGTTGGCAAGACTTGTATCTGAAGGTGGTAAGCAGCTTACGGCTCAACACGAGCAAGAAGCAGCACAGAAACAAGCTCAACAGAAGCAAAAAGACCCCGTTATGCAGCTACAGCAGGCAGAACTACAGGTCAAGCAGCAAGAAGTACAACGTAAAGCCCAGAAGGATCAGGGTGATATGCAGCTTAAACAAGCCGAGTTACAGCGTAAGACCCAGAAAGACCAAGCTGACACGGCAATAGACATGCAACAACTTGAGATAGATAAGCAAGAGTTGCAGATAGACGCCCAGAAAGCGGGTGCAAAACTAGCTGCGGATAGAAGAGTAGCTAGCACTAAACTTGACCTTGATCTACTGAGAGAGGGCAAAAATAAACCCAAGGAGTAAGTATGAAAACCGTCTTAGACGTGCTACAGAAAAAAATCGAAGAAGATATTTCTTCTGCAACAGAATTTCTAGGTGGTGGGGGAGCTAAAGACTTCGCTCAGTACAAAGAAATAACAGGAATGCTACGAGGTCTCACTTCCTGTTTGAACCATGTAAACGACCTTTCGCGCAATTATTTGGATGATGACAATGACTGATATAAGTAATAAAACACCGGAAGTTACGGAAGAAGAGATAGACGCGCAACTACCAAAACCCGTAGGTTATAGGATTTTAGTAGCTTTACCAGAAGTAGAAGATACTTATGGCGAGAGCGGCATCATTAAGTCTAGTAAAGAAATGCATAACGACCACATTATGTCGATTATGGGACTTGTCTTAGATATGGGCGAAAACGCCTACTCAGACAAAGAACGATTTCCTACTGGCGCTTGGTGTGAAGTTGGCGACTATGTAATGTTTCGTATGAACACCGGAACGCGATTTAAAGTTGGTGGGATTGAATACCGTCTTATGAATGATGATTCAATTGAAGCCACCGTAACTGACCCCCGTGGCATATCACGAGCGTAAGGAGTAATATTATGGGATTTCAACCAGTAGAGTACTCGTTCCCACACGAGGAAGATAGTAAGAAAGTGGAAGTAGAAGGTTCTAGTGCGATAGAAATTGATCTATCAGGTAAAAGTGAAGTTGTAGAACCAGAAACAAAAGAAAGTGAAGAAAGCCACAAAGAATTAGATATTGAAGTGGTGGATGATACGCCGAAGGCTGATAGGAATCGTAAGGTTTCTGCGCCTCCAGAAGAGGTAACAGAGGAAGAACTTGAAGATTACTCTGATAAAGTACGGAAGCGAATACAACACTTCAGTAAGGGCTACCACGATGAGAGACGTGCTAAAGAGCAGGCTCACCGAGAACGCCAAGAACTAGAAACTTTTGCTAAAACTCTTGTTGATGAAAACAATAAACTAAAAGGTAGCGTAGAAAAGAATCAGACAGCGTTGCTAGAACAAGCTAAAAAGAACTCAGCTATAGAGATACTTACCGCAAAACGGGCATATAAACGAGCGTATGAAGCCGGAGATGCGGACAAACTGTTAGATGCGCAAGAAAAGCTAACAAACGCAAAGATAAAAGCGGATAAATTAAGTGATTTTAAAGCAGAACCTTTACAAGAGTCCGAAGTTCCTGTACAAATACCCCAACAGTCTGAATCTACCGTTGATACCAAAGCGTCCGAATGGGCATCAGAAAACTCTTGGTTCGGTGATGATGATGAGATGACCGCTTATGCTATGGGCGTACACAGTAAACTTGTTAAGCAAGGTGTGGACACCACAAGTGATGATTACTACGAGACTATAAATTCTCGTATGCGCAAGACCTTCCCTGAAGAATTTGGGGGAGAAGAAGAGCCAGAGGCCAAGACGACTAAACGACAGTCAAATGTGGTTGCCCCCGCTACGCGGAGCACAGCACCCAAAAAGGTGCGATTAACGCAGACACAGGTAGCTATCGCCAAGAAACTTGGAGTACCGCTAGAACTATACGCCCAAAAGGTTGCTGAAGAGATGAGGAAAATATAATGCCTACGAATAGACTTGATAGAGAACTTGAAACCCGTGAGAAAACGGCCCATAAAACTGCTTGGACTAGGCCAGAGGTACTACCCTCTCCCGAACCTCAACAGGGCTATGCATTTCGTTGGATTCGTGTAAGTACTCAAGGAAACGTAGACGCTACAAACGTCTCGTCCAAGATACGTGAAGGTTGGGAGCCTGTTAAGGCATCAGATCACCCAGAAATTACGATTGTCGCTATAGAAAATGAAAGATTTAGAGATAACGTAGTGATTGGTGGTTTGTTACTTTGTAAAGCCCCTGAAGAAATGGTTGGTCAACGTAATAACTATTACAACCAACAAAGTCAGGCGCAGATGAGTTCCGTAGATAATAACCTTATGCGGGAGAACGATCCCCGTATGCCGCTGTTTAACGAGCGGAAATCACAAGTTACCTTTGGTAAAGGTAGCTAAAATAAATTTAATTGGAGTAATTTAAAATGGCTAATATCGCCGCACCATACGGGCTAAAGCCTGTAAAACGTGCTGACGGCCTGCCCTACGCAGGTGCTACTACTCAGTACTTGATTGATCCTGCCGGAGAAGCTACTAACATCTTCAACGGTCAGGTTGTGTTTATCGGAGCTGATGGATACATCGCTATCGCTACTGGTACTGGCGCTAATGCTGGAAACCAAGCGTTCCCAGTTGCAAACTCATTTACTGGCGCTTTAGGCGTATTTATGGGTTGTGAGTATGTAAATGCTCAAGGTCAGTTGATCTTCGCTCAATACTATCCTTCTGGCACTACTGGTGTTGTTAAGGCTTACGTTGTTGACGATCCAAACGTATTGTTTCAAGTTCAGATGGACGGTGTTATTGACCAGTCTGATATTGGCGCTAACACGTTCTTCGGTGCCGCTCAAAGTACTACTACTGGCTCTACTGCCACTGGTAACTCTACAAGCGCAGTTGAATCAACTACTGTAACAACCACTGCGGCGTTCAGAATTGTTTCTGCCGTTTCCCCTATAGCTGATTTGTTCCCTGATGTTCTTGTTAAATTTAACGTCGGATACAACAGTTCAACTAACGCCGTAGGTCTATAAGGAGCTAACTAATGGCTATTTCAAGAGCGCAGTTATTAAAAGAGCTACTCCCCGGACTGAATGCATTATTCGGCCTAGAGTACGCGAAGTATGGAGAAGAGCATAAAGAGATTTTCGAGACTGAAACCTCTGATCGTTCTTTTGAAGAAGAAACTAAGCTGTCTGGTTTTGGCGCTGCACCTGTTAAAGGTGAAGGTTCTGCTATTGACTATGACAACGCACAAGAAGCATGGACTGCACGCTACACGCACGAAACTGTTGCAATGGGTTTCTCAATCACTGAAGAAGCGATTGAAGATAACTTGTATGACTCTCTGTCATCTCGTTACACCAAAGCACTGGCTCGCGCTATGGCTTACACCAAGCAAGTAAAAGCAGCGGACATTTTGAACAACGCTTTTGCTGGCACTACTTACGGTGATGGCTCTACTTTAGTTGCCACTAATCACCCGTTAGTAAACGGTGGTGTTAACTCAAACAGACCCGCAGTAGGCGCTGACCTTAACGAGACTTCTTTGGAAGCCGCTGTTATTCAGATCGCTGGTTGGACTGACGAACGTGGTCTTTTGATTGCATCTAAGCCTAAGAAACTCATTATCCCTGCAAACCTGCAATTCGTTGCAACTCGTT